CTCTGTAATCTTTAGGAGCTAGTTTGTTAGTAAAATACCCTTCAGGTTTGCCCCACTTTTTTTCTAAGAAGGCTTGAAGAGTGATTGGATTTCCTTTTGAATCTTTTTCTATTTCTCCGGTAGAAGGATCGGTTTTATAATTATAAGAAATATAATTAGCAAGACCGCCAACTTTTTGGGAGGGAAGGGCCACTAACGAATCAGTAGCCCGCCCTACCTTTGTCTTCTTCATTTTTAAACCAGAGGATGTTGAAACCCAGTCAGATATTCCCGTGGCCGTTGCCCGGGGGATTGACATAACGAAGACTAATTTAGACATAATTTTTTCTTCTTCTTATTTGCATTAAACAAAAAGTCTGCGCACTAATCAGGACGCATATTTAATAGTTTCTTAGATATAAATACTTTTGTAGTAAAAAGTAAAACATTTAAAGCTGTAACAGCTATGGTTGCCGGTGACAGTAATGTAGCCAGTTGCGCAGCGTTTGTTAGAGTTAGGATGCCTCTAAAACCTGTCATCTCATTGTTGCCTAAATGTAATGCTTCTTTAAGATTACATAAGGTTTTCTGAGATAGGTGCACAGTAGCTATCATGCTACTGATTACCGCCAACAGGTTTATTAGATTCAGTATCTGTTCCATTTATCTTAACATATTTTTCCAATATCTTCTCAGCGTTAGCCATAATGAAGTTTATAATCTTCATAGAAACTAAGCCAAGTACAAAACCTACTCCGGAAGAGAATTGATTATCCAGAGAAAAGTAATGTGCCATTAGTGGATGCAAATAAGCTGCGGTTGATGCTCCACCTACTATTAAAAGAAGAGCTCTTGAAAAAGAGAGTCTTGTTTCATAAGTAAGGGAAACGATACCTCCTATAAGGCCTGCTACAAGAACGGACAACTTAATACCAAGTTGTTCTTCAATGTTCATTAGTTATCGTAATCTGTGCGTTTGTTATCCTAAAAGCTTTTTATCTTTTAGTTCTTACACTTCATTTCGTGTAAGGTCAGCATACATTTTCAATCATATAGATTGTTGAGCACTCGTGGATGCGTTATATTTATTCAGCATCTATGCGTTACACTGCTTCTTCACCTTTCGCAATTGAAGAAGTTAGCACGGTATTGGGAATCTCACCGTTCACCGTTTTTGCTCAATTTATAGTTGACCACAGTCTGAATTGTACTAATCTATCTAACCATTGATTAAACTCATCTAAAGTGCATTTATTCTTTGCTCAGTTACAATGTTTGCAGCAGCTAACCACATTAGATTTTAAATAACCTAATTTAGGGTTAACTCTGTCTATACCATTTCAATGTAAAGAACAAATGTTAGAGGAATTAAATGTATTGGAGGAAAGGTGCCCGCAATAAAAACACGGTTTTTCTATTAGATGTAAAAAATCTTCTTTGGTAAGTTCATTGTTTTTTCTTCTTTTTTCTGCAGCTTTCACAAACCTATTGTATAATAAAGTTTTTATAGCTGCGCAATTAGGAAGAGCGTTTTTCTTACCAGTTATCGATTTAGCTTCTAGGGCTAAACATCCGCATGAAGCTATTGCACCAGATTTAACGTCTTTTGCTCTTGCTATAATTTCTTTACCGCAATCACATTTAAACTGGTAAGCGCTTCTTTTTTTATTTTGTTTACCTTCAAGATAGTACCCAATGCTTTTTATAACTGTTAATCTGCCGTATTTTTCCTTACCGAATTTTATCGAGGAAACGTAATTAGGATCTGTAACAAGTTTAGTATGCATTATTCAGAGTATTCAGAAATCAACTCTCCGCAAGAAGTTACGTCGCGGATAATAGCACCAACAGTTCCTTCGATAGCAACAGTGTAGCCAGCTTTAGCAGTTACCGCCATACCTTTGTTGGTGATTGGGCCCATCGGAGTGATAGAACCTGGTACGTAGAAGTAACGGAAAGTATCTTTTACTTTAAGGAGTTCGATGTTTTTGCCAATACCTTGAGCTGTTTCTACGCCGCGACCTTCGATGTTAAGGAATGTCATACGAGCAGAGTCGATCGGAATATTGGGGTACTGTGGGTGCATTCTTTTGCAGTAGCGAAGATCATCGTACAGCGGGTTGTGCACAAGACGGATGTCGATACCCAGAGGACCTGTGTAACGTACGAACTGAGCACCGAAAGAAAGACCTGGAGTTCCAGAGTTAGGATTGTTCTCTTTACGGATGTAGTTAGAATCTACAGTAAGGAATCCATTAGCAACAGCAGCAAGTGCGTTGTGGAATATAAGAGAACCAAGCTGACCGGTCATGAGAGTGATACCGCGATTTGCCTCATCGGTACGACCAAAGAAGATATTCAGGAGGAAGTCTTGGAGAAGGTTTACGGTGAGAGGACCGTTAACGTACTGAATCCAAGAATCTTTAAGCTGCTGACGAATACCTGCACCGGTTTTCTGCCAGTAACCATCAGGACCTGCCATAGTTGATTTCTCACCATATACAAGTGCCCACTCCATAGATTTGTAAAGCTCATCAACCATCATAGCTTCTGCGTAAGGCAGGAACTTGTTTACAGTTGAAGTACGGCCATTATAGTCTGTGGACATGAATTCAAATCCAAGACGGCCTTGCTGACGCCATGCTTTATCGGTAACATCGATTTTCTGACCAAAAGCACCAAGTTGAGCTTCGAGTTCGAAAATAGCTGGGTACTGCTGAGTACCGAACCACTGGTTCATTTCAGAAGGAACAGCAGTAGATACTTTGCACCATTCGCGACCTGCAGCAAGATACTGAGGATCGAGATATTTGGTAGGATCGTCTGTGATAAGCTTGAGGGTATAGATAGTACCTGTACCATCGCTTACTTTGTCTACAACTTGAATGTTATAGTCATTGTCTTCAGGAACGAGGACATCAGGATAAGCATAGTAATCAAGATCAAGTTTAACACGGAACTGAGTGTTGTTGATACCTGGAGTTGTGTTAGAAGATTCTACGTTTTCGATAACGCGAGCGCATTTGTACTCTGCACCCTGAAGACGCCAGCGAACGATTTCTGTTTCAACTTCAGTACCGCCATTTGTTCCCATACCAACGAGGTTAAGGAATGGCTTAACTTTAAAGAACTGTGAGCCAGAAGAGTAGATCTTCATAAGGGCTCCGGGAAGATAATGCGGCTTGCCTGTTTCGTACGCAGCTGCAAGGTAGTCGGAATCAATGAAGTTGCCTCCGAATGAATCCCAGTGTTTAATGATTAAGGAAGATTGAGGATTAGCCATAAATTACATAGACTGATTAAATACATCCCAGTCAAAATCTTTAGAGGACTGCGGACGTTGGGAAGAAGATTTTTGAACGTTTTTAGGATCAATTGCTTTTTGGAGCAATGTTTGGAATTGTTGTGTGGCTTTAGTTTTTACTCTTTTCTCAAGCCTATCGGAAGAAAATCCAACCGAAGGATCATACTCTAGGAGAATATCAGCAAGCTGAGCTTGGTGTTCTGGATTCTGTAGAATATTATTTATAGAGTAATTAAAACCAGTAGTAACGCCCTCTGGAGTATTAAGTGGTTCAAAAAAGAAAGCCTTTATTTTATTACGTCTTTGAGGGTGTATCGTTTGTGAAGATTCTATCGCAGAATGTAGAGCTTGAGTACGCTGCTGCATCATCTGCTGCTGTTGCTCTTTTTCTAACTTAGCCTGTTGAATCATAGCTTGCTGTCTTTGCTCTTTTAGTCCTACAAGTTCTCTGTAGGCTTCTGCAGCTTCTTCGGCAAGCTCGTCTTCATCTTCGGCGAGTCTGGATACAATCTTCTTTATTTTTTCATCCGGATAGTTTGACGTTTCTCTTAGGGAAAGATATACTGCTTGCCTTTGTCCTTCAGTAGTAGTTATATCAATATTAGAAAGTGGATCTGAAGCAGCTGTAGCTAAGAACTCTTGTACTGAAGTTCCACCATTCATTATATATTCTAAAGCAGGTTTAAAGTCATCAGGTAAACTATTATATACCGACTCATAAGCTTGCTTTACCCTGTTTTGTTTGGTGTACTCAAACACCTGTTGAAGATCATCTGGAGTACCTTTAAATTCGTATTCTTCAGGAATATCTATAAGCTCATTCTCTTTAAGAAAAGAAACATAAGCTTGTAGTTTATCGTCTATTTCTACGTCTTCTGTAGGCGCTTGTGATGAGGGCTCTTGTTGAGGTTCTTCAATTTCCACTGTAGGTTCTTCCGGAGAATCTACTGGATCTACAGGATCTGCTTGAGGTGCATCTGCAAACATAGCGGAGAGAAAGTCATCATTATCGTTTATCATATAAAGGTACGTTATTTAATTATGCAACTTTTTAAAGTTTTTAAATAATTTAATTTTTTCTTATAGCCCTATTTAGGACTTACTGGATTTTCTTGCCTTTATTTTAAGGTCTTTTTCTTTTAGCTCTGTATCTTTTTCAAACTTTTTCTCAGCAAGATCAAGCTCTCTTTCTCTAATACTTTGATCAGAAACAAACTTCTGTACTTCCAAAGGATCTGGTATACCATTATTATCTATATCAATATCCTTTTGGAATTTAAATACTTCTATTTGAGCTAGACGTTCTTTATGTTCAAAGAGTCTATCCTGCATCATCATATCAAATTCTTGTTGAGCTTGCTGTTGCTGTTGAGCAGCCTCTATTTGTTGCTGCTGCATTTGTTGTTCTCTTTGTTGGGTCTGTTCTTCAGATTGACGGATAGCCGCTTTCAGTTCGGAAGAAGAATTCGCTTCGTAAAGAGTAATAAGATCAGAGAATGTAGCGCGATTTGTATTAAGTAGACCATCTGCAATTCCTCTTAAAGCTTGGAACATCTCGTGTTCTTTTCCTGAATCAGTTAAGAAAACTCCTAAATCAACATTAGATACATCTTCAGGAGAAAGCTCTAATGTAGATAAGGACATATCATCTAGTACGTATTGTTTTACAACAGACTTACCTTTCCAAACGTGTTGAGCAACATGTATCAGGGAAGTAAGTGTTTTCTCCCACATCTTCGCGTGCGCCTGGAAGTAAACTTCTGTAATAAGAGCCGACATTTGTATATTAGCCTGAGCATTTGTAACAGCTTCTGTTGGAGCAGTTTGTCCTTCTCTTTGTCTAGATACACCAGCTACTTCTGATATTTGGTTATCTATTGCAGCAAGTATATTAATATAATTCATTATATACTGCATATTAGACATATCTGTCTCAGAAGCTATTTTTCCTCTTTGTGCTTGGCCGGGTTCATCAGCATTTGCAAGGGGGTTAAATATATCAAGATTCATCTCTTTAAGATAGTAAAGAGTTTTCTCAATACCAATCTTTGGATCTACCATCGATACGTCAAAGTGGAATACCTTACCCTGATCTTGTGCAATAAGTTTTTTAAGCTTGTGCATTACGATAAAATACAGATACTGAAACGGCTTCATTCTATCCATAAGAGAAACAGACTCAGCGTTAGTAGCATTATATACTAAACCA